CCTTCGGTTACTGCCTCAGTTACGAAAGAACCTACTGCCCCGTCTCCAAATACGTCTCCCACGCCTTCACCAAATTTTCCTGCTTTGTCCCCTACTACTTCTCCCATTTCACTAGCGACATATACAGTAGCTGCGGATTTAAGTGCGTCTCCTAGGCTACCGCCTTCTTCGTAGGTATCTGCGGCCTCTAACGTAGCCATTAAATGTACTTTTGTAGCGGGATCAACTGGAGCCATAATTATGGCTACTTCTAATAATGCTTTTACTGGGTCGTCAATAATGTCTTGTATTTGTGCTTCTGCCATCTTTATGACAGGCTGAAAGATTTCATCGTCAACCCAAGAACCTACTTCTTTTAAAGGCTGAAAGAGTTCGTCGTCAACCCAAGAACCTACACTTTTTATTGCTTTCACCGCAAAGGACATACTATGACTCCATCTCTGGTACTAACAAGTATACTATGTAGTCCTCACCATCTTCAGAAAGACCTAAATGTATGTCGCCTCCTGCGGGAGTTATTAGTTTTTTTAATTTTTTAAGTACGGGTATTATTTTTTCTCCGTACGATTTCTCAAACTGAACTACGTAGTTAGTTATGCCTTTATCTTGCAAGTGCCCTACATACTTCAACATATTGGCAACAAAATTTTCTGCTGTGTCTACGTTAAACACCCTGCCCATCATCTTAGCGCGGCCTTTACCACTATGCCCACCAAATACAGTATTACCGAACTGCACAACATCAGCGTTTTCAGAACTTAACTCAGCTACTACAGCCCCTAGAGCGGCTTGAGGGGGTATGTCTCCTGAACCGACTTGCTCAAGAAACCGTACAAGCACTTCAGCCATAGGAAGTTCTTTTTTCTTGCTGTCGTAAGTCTTCATACTTAGGTAATCTCTAGGATGCTAGCTACTACGTGTAATCTATTAGCAGTGGCGGCAGTGACTTTTACTATCTCAGAAGTTTCTACTACTAGCGGAGCGTCTAATAACTCTACTGTAGCATTAGCGCCAATAGCTTTTGTTTTGAACAGGCTGAACACATCACTGCCGTTAGTTATTGTTATAGTGATAGTGTCTGCGTTACCAGAGTCTTCGGAAACCAATATAGACTTAAAAATACCTGTAGTTAGACTAGCTGCTGTATACAACGTAGTCACGCTAGTAGTAGTTAAGTCGAGTTTTGCATTTTTATAAGTATTAGCCATTAGCTTATAAACCAAGTAGCGGCTTCCGCCTGTTGATTGTATGTAGCGTTACGAAGCGCGTTGTCTAACTGATTAAAGTAAATACGTAGCACCTTGTTAAACTCTTCAAAATCTTGTGCGTTGTACTCTTTTGGAGGGTACGGCAGTGCTGGCGCACGAAACGGTACGTTATAACTAGTCTGGTCTATAGCCATTATCGTCTACCATCAGGTCGCATGTCAATTCTGGGGGTACCTAGCTGCCAAGTAACTCCTGTGGCGCTAGACTCTATTTTCATAGCCATTTGACGGCCTCGTACGCGAGTATACACCTCTCCTGTAAATTGCTCTACGGGCGCTGTAGCTGTTCTAGTAACAGCCGCAGAGTTTGCTCCACCCTCAGATAGCGGATTATTGTACCCAGAACCAGAGTTAGCCAGTGGTAGTAAAGACATTGTGGCACTAGGAGAGTTTACCGTAGACCCGTCAAAGCTAATATCAGGCAATACCCGCCAAACAAACATAAACTGATGTCCATCATCAAGGTCAAACTGAGCAGACTCTATAAAGGCAGCTATGGGCGCTGTAGTGCCTGTCTCATTGTCGTCAACGCCTTCTTCGTGGTCAACTAGATTAAAGTTGTAAGTAGCTGCTAGGGGGTTGTTTCTAAGCCCTGAGTCTAACCAAGCAGAACGAGACAGAGTACCGTAGTACCAAACATCTTCTAAGTAGTTATACACCACATACTTGTTTGCTACTGTAGAACTACCAGAGCAATAAAACCACCATACTTCATGGTATGACTCTATTGTGCCAGCAAATACCTGCGGGTACTGAGTAGTGTTAAAATCGTTAAATATGAACTTACGCAGGTCACATCGTAGGGGTTTAGTACGTCCATCGTACATGTAGAATTTGTCTTTACCCATCCAGTAAGCTACACCGTTTGCATAAGCTACAGCGTTCTGAGAGGCTATAGATATGTTCTCACCTACTAACTGTGCAGTCCACACGGCAGGAGCACCTACATACTGTAATGCGTACAGAGCAGAGTCCGTCCATACTAGTACTTCTTGGCGCGACTGTTTAGCAGCAATGATGTTAGTGCCGTTGGACAGTATTAAATCACCTGCTTGGTTAGTAGCAGAGGGTGTCCAGTTTGTAGCGTCTTCTTGGTCTGACCATCGTATAAGCATGGTGTTTAAAGTAGATGACCCTAACTCGTTACAGCCAAAGCAGAAAACAAAACGACTTATGTCCGATACTAGTGTTAAGTTTTGGATAGTAGGTACGTTAGATGCTCCTGATACAGAAGACAGAGCTACACCACGTACAAATAGGCTGTTGGTTACGGACGCATCCCAGTAAAATAACTTGCCTCCACGAGGGCCAAATACAAGGTCTTCACCAAAGTTAGCTTGACTCCACTGACGTACTTCTTCTACTGACTCAGCGCCTATGCCCCAAGCTCCAAAACTCCAAGAAGATGCACCCCAGCCTGTTAAAGGAATAGCGAACGCAGGGCCAACATTTATCTGATATGCCGCAGTGACTGAGCTACCACCACCTGTAGCCCCGCTTGAAGCAGTTGAACCCGCAACGATGGTATAAGATGTTGCACTAGCAAAGTCTATAATCTGAAACTCAGCATTTAAATCTAACCCACCTACATCAGAACCGCCGCTAAAAGTAACAAAGTCACCTACTGTATATCCTCCAGTAGTATCAGTGACAACGACATTAGCTGAACCACTAGTAGTAACAAACGGGTTACTGCCAAGCGTAGCTGCTGGCTTGCGTAAAGGTGTTATGTCGTAGTAACCACCACCGTTCTCAAGATAAAACTTGAGGTTTGTGCCTAGTCCTACTAGGTTCTGACTGCTTAGAGTTACCCAGTTCCAAATAGATCGACATACCCCTAAGAATGTATTATCAGAGATACGCTGCCACCCACCAATCTTTTCCGGCGTACCTTGGCGAAACCGTACCTTGTCACACTCGTACCACCCGCCTTCACTTGTATACCTAGTGTTCTCTCGGTTAACGCCTGCTTTTAGTTCTAATTTTTTAAGGGGCATGATTATTTCCTAGTAGCACCAGCACATAGCTGGAGTCTTACGAGTGTCAACGTGTACGAAGGTTTTTGCAACCCCTACGGACATCCCCAAGGCTGAAGCGTGTTTAACTATAGCCATGCGTTGTGCGCCTCCAGAGACTTTTATGTCAGCGGCAATCCCCTGTGCATGGGTACCCGGATTTTGTTTAGCTTTTTCTATGCTATGGTCTTTACTTCTGTAGCCGCTAGTGACCGTAAATGGGAAGTCACATACCTCACGTAAATGCTCTAATACTTTAAGGAACCCAGTATCCATAGCGTTTTCGCCAGTTTCTTGGCAATCAAACTCTTCTATTTTAAAGTACTTCATAAGACTCCAAATAATTTTAACGCTAGATATAAGCCAAAAGGCAGTATAACTAGTCCTCCTGTACCCCAGAGCAATACAGTCCAAAAAAGTGCTATGTTAGATGCTCTCTTGTGCTTGCGAACGCGCTCTTCTTTATCCCTAGCTCGCTTGCACTCAGACTGAAATTGTAGCCAGTCTTTGTACATGTCTGCTCGTCCTGCATAGATCATATACTCTTTGAGCCATTCCTCCTGCTCTTTGATCTTTTCAAGCTCCATAAAGCACTGGAGTTCTTCTTTACCCCCACCCTTCTGAGCTTTCTTAACAATAACTGACTTGTTGTCAAAATACTGAGTGGCTTGAGCCGACACATCGTATAGTTCTTTGCCGTTTGATAATGCGCTTTTTATAATGTTAAACGCAGCATTAGCCGCTGCTATCTCGGCTAACATTACTTTTCCCTCTGAACGCCTTTAGACTTCTCAAAACTTCTCATGGCCCCCATACCCAACATCCCCATTAGGACTGGCGTTAGTAATGAACTGTCAACTTCTGGAACAGATAGCCAGATGCTTAATACAGGAGATAGTATCGTATTGTAAAGTAACGCCAGACAACAGCACCACCCAACTGCGGGTCGCCATCCCGAAACGAACAGGGATGGATTTGCGGCTTCGATCTTAGCAATCTCTAATTGAGCCAAGGCATTTTCACTAGCGGCTTTATCTGCCATTGTAGAAATCTCGTGCGCTAGAGCATTCTTCTGATCTTTATCTTCAATAAACTTATCTAAAAGCCCTGTAACTGGGCCGATAAGACTGGATAGGATAGCCATCTATAACCTCTCTACAATAAACAACCCAATGATTAAAGGGTAGATGCCCCATAGCATAAGCTCAGACCTTTTAAACCTGTCGCTACCCGCATCTAATCGTTTTTCTATATTTGCATACCTTACTGTGCATTCTCTTTCATGAGCTTCAAGTTTTAGTAATGCTTCTTTTACCGTTGCCATTGTGAAGCCTTTAATCGTGTACTGGAACTTTTTTAGGGTTAACATACTTAGGAACACAATAAGCCATTACGGGCGTATGGTATTTCTGATGTGTTCCTTGAACAGTTAACTCTTCTGCAAAATGCCTACATCTAGTCAAACTAAACCAATAGGATGTGGCCTTCGGGTCTATGTCACCGTTTACAGTAACTACCAACATAAAGGCCAGAACCATTAGCTTGCGGTGTAGCCGTTGCCTGCTGTAATAGCTGCGTTAGTTGCAGTCATGCTCTCACTGCCCCAATCGTCCTTGGCTACCATCAACTCAAGGTGCTGAGTGTTACGATCT